GATATTACCAGCGCCGGAAACCGCACCTTCACCAGAACCAATGATGCCGCCAGAAGATTTTAGTTTGCCTATACCATCGGTTTCCGAACCAATGATGCCCCCAGCGCCGGAAACAGAAACCGCACTAGAACCAATGATGCCCCCAGCGCCGGAAACAGAAACCACACCTGTTCAAGGCATGACCATGGAACAAATGCAACAAATGATTGCCGATATGCAAGCGCAACAACAAGAACAAGCGGTAGCAAAAGCAATTCAAGAAAAAGAAATGGCACAAAATTATATGGTTCCCACAAGTAGAATGGGATACAATCCTTATTTAAGTGGTCAGTATCAATCAGATCCGTACGGACCATCCGGAGTACCCAACATGGGAGGAATAACAACTATTCCAGTCCCTGATGGATATGGAATTTACAACCCTGTATATGGTAGGTAACAATAGGAGCTAGAGATAGATATTTTAGAGTTCGCGACAGCTGTGCAGCGCGCAATTGGGAAAAAAGAGCAGCAGATACAAGAAATGATGATCAATGGTGAAACAAAAGATTGGTCACATTACCGTAATCTGGTCGGCCAAATAGAAGCGCTAAACTTCATTCGCGAAGAAATTAGAACCATTCTTAAAAATCAGGATATAGAATAATGGCTAAAACAGCGCTGGAACAAAAATGGGCTACAGAACAGTCCGAAAAAACCCCCTTAGAAAAAGTATATGACGAAGGCATTGAGCTGGACTCAACCAAAGTTGGTGAAGATTTATTAGAAAGTCTTCCAGAACCGACTGGATGGAGAGTAATGATTCTTCCTTTTAGAGGTGAAAGAAAAACAAAGGGTGGAATTGAGCTGACAGACGAAACACTTGGAAGACAACAAGTCAGCACTGTTTTAGGTTATGTTCTAAAAGTTGGTTCCCTAGCCTATACCGGAGAAAGATTTTCAACAGGTCCTTGGTGCGAGGAGGGAGATTGGGTAATGTTTGGTCGTTACGCAGGATCTCGTTTTCAAATTGAGGGCGGTGAAATAAAAATACTCAATGACGATGAAATCATTGCAAGAGTACCTAACCCAGAAGCAATTCTGCATCAATTTTAACATGAGGAAAAAATCATGCCAGAGCACAAACTAAACCTAAACCCTGCTGAAGAGCTTGTACAAATTGACGATACAGGACCTGAAGTAGATGTAGAAATCGAAGAAACTCAAAACTCAACTTTTGAAGCACAGCCTGTAAAAGAAAATATCTTAGAGGCGATGCCTGAAGAAAAAGTAGAAGAAAAAGTAGAAGACGAGCACGAAGAATACAGTAAAGGTGTACAGAAACGGATCGGCAAACTCACTGCAAAATTGCGAGAAGCAGAACGCAGAGAACAAGCGGCCACACAATACGCACAAAACGTACATAAAGAAAACTCAACGCTTAAACTACAAAAACAAAACACAGACGGAAATTATATTCTTTCAGAAGCAAACAGAATAACAGCAGAAACAGAAGCAACGAAAACACTATTACAAAAAGCGAACGAAGAACAAAACATAGATGCGCAAGTAGACGCGCAACAAAAATTGGCATCTTTAGCGGTAGAGGCTCAACGCGTACAAGCACTCAACCAAAGAAGAACTCAACAGCCTGTACAAGAGCAACAAGAGTTTGTACAACAAGAACAAGAGGCTCCTATGAAACCCGATCCCAGAGCAGAAGCTTGGGCAGAAGGCAATTCTTGGTTTGGCGATGATCGTGCAATGACGATGACTTCTTTCGCTATTCACGAAGATTTGTTGAATGAAGGGTTTGACGCGACAAGCGATGAGTATTATAGTGAGATAGATAAACGAATACGAGACGAATTTCCCCATAAATTTGGAGAAACGTCTCAACAAAGTCGTCCCGCCCAAGCGGTAGCCCCTGCAAAACGCAGCGCTAAAACTGGGCGCAAGTCTGTGAGACTCACACCTTCACAGGTAGCAATAGCGAAGAAGCTAGGTGTGCCTTTAAATGAATACGCGAAATATGTTGAATAAACGTGGAGACAACAATGACAAAAAACAATAAAGTCGACGCAAGTCGCGAACCACGCGAAGCCCAAACTCGTGAGAAAAAACAAGCGAGAAAACCTTGGGCTCCACCATCCGCTTTGGATGCACCGAATCCTCCAGAAGGATACGTTCACCGTTGGGTAAGAATGGAAGCTAGAGGTCAAGACGATCAGAAAAATGTGATGGCTAGACTTCGTGAAGGCTGGGAACCTGTGAGAGCAGATGAACATCCTGATTTCGATTCTCCCGTAATGGAAGAAGGTAAATTTCAAGGAGTAATTGGTGTTGGCGGATTGATTCTTTGTAGAATCCCAATCGAAACCGTCCAAGAAAGGACCGCTTACTTTACAACAAAGGCAGAGGGACAAATGGACGCGGTTGATAATGATTTGATGAAAGATGGAACACATCCTAGTATGTCAATTAGTAAACCTAATAGGCAATCTCGCGTAACAATTGGCGGAACTCAAGGTTCATCGAACTAAGGGTTTTTAATAATAATTCTTGAATAGAGGAAAAGTTTAACATGGCAAACGTAGACAAGGCTTTTGGTCTAAGACCTTATAAAGGCCTCAATGTTGGTTCAGCTGTACAAGAAGCTAATAAATATAGTATTGATCCTTCCGGATATGGCACAAGCATCTTTCAAGGTGACATGGTTATATTCGCAGGCGGATATATTAATAGAGCAGCAGCTTCTTCAGCTAACGTAGTCGGCGTGTTTTCACATTGTTATTATGTGAACACAAGCGGCGAGCCTACCTTCTCGAATTACTATCCAGCTAGTACAACGGCACTCGGAGGCGGAGCTATAGAATGTTATATCTATGACGACCCTAACCAAATGTTTCTAGTACAAGCGGATGGTGCTTCAGCCGTAACATGTATTGGTAGAAATGCTGATACTGACGGCATTGGTGGTTCAACGACTACAGGTGTTTCCACTCGTGAACTCGACTCTAGCACTATAGCAACAACGCAAGCACTTCAGCTTAAAATCGTTGGTGTTGTTCAAGATGACAATAACGGAGATCTCACAGCGAATAATGCAAATTTGGTTGTAATAATCAATGAGCACGCTTATAGAGGTCCTGTTGCAGGAACGTAAGGAGTAATTTAGATGGCAATTAGTAGAGCACAATTGGTAAAAGAATTGCTTCCTGGCCTCAACGCACTATTCGGACTAGAATACGATAGATATGACAACGAGCATGAAGAAATTTATGACGTTGAATCAAGTGATCGTGCTTTTGAAGAAGAAGTGATGTTGACCGGTTTTGATAGCGCACCTGTCAAGTCAGAAGGAGCAGGGGTAGCTTTTGATCAAGCGCAAGAAGCGTTTACATCAAGATATACTCACGAAACGATAGCATTGGCGTTTTCAATTACTGAGGAAGCGGTCGAAGATAACTTGTATGACAGATTGTCAGCAAGATATACTCGCGCGCTCGCCCGAAGTATGGCAAACACTAAGCAAGTAAAAGCAGCATCTGTTTTAAACAGAGCGTTCAACACAAGTTATTTAGGCGGAGACGGTAAAGAACTTTGCGCAACAGACCACCCAACTGTGGGTGGCGCTAATTTGCGTAACGAACTTTCAACTGCAGCTGACCTGAACGAAACTTCGTTGGAACAAGCTCTTATTGACATTGCAGCATTTACTGACGAACGTGGATTGAAAGTAGCTCTTCAAGGAACGAAACTAATCATTCCTAAAGAACTACAATTCACTGCCGATAGATTGTTGGAAACACCAGGACGTGTTGGAACGTCTGATAATGATATTAACGCTATGAAAAATATGGGAATGATCCCTGAAGGTTATACCGTTAATCATTATCTCACTGACACTGATGCTTGGTTCATTAAGACTGATTGTCCGAACGGATTCAAAATGTTTGACCGTTCACCAATCAGAACTTCAATGGAAGCTGATTTTGACACAGGCAATGTTCGCTACAAGGCTAGAGAAAGATACTCTTTTGGATGGAGTGATCCAAGAGCAGTATTCGGAAGCCCAGGAGCATAACCAAATATGGAACCTCGCCGGGGGTTTCTTACTCAACCCGGCACACTTTTCTCTTTATATTTCCCTTCTTTCCAAGTAGTATGTAATCTACTAGGGTTAACTTGTCCTACAGACTGACCTAGCAGACAAGCCAAGACGGTAGGACTTATTTTTTTCTTAGGAGGAAAATTATGGCTAAATCAACCTTTTCAGGACCAGTACAATCACTGGCTGGATTTATTTCGGCAGGAAACGCTAACGTAGTTAGTCTAACCGCTGACACAACCTTGACTGTTGCGGCACACGCCGGAAAAGTTATAGTAACCAATGACGCAGACGGTAAATTTACTTTACCTTCTATTGTTGCAACTGCTCCAGGCAGTGACGACGATCCAAATCAAACCAATAACCTAGGTGCTACTTTTACATTTATAGTTGTCACCGCAGCAACAGATATGGACATCTTAACGGATGGAACCGATAAATTTGTGGGCGGTCTTTACACAGGTGTAACTGATGCAACAGGTAAAACGTTTATTTCAGGTGCGTCTAACGACGTTATCACTATGAACGGAAGCACTAAAGGCGGACTTGCGGGTAGCATTGTAAAAGTAACTGCAATGGCTTCTGCTAAGTATGCGGTGGAAGGAATTATACTTGGTTCAGGAACATTAGTTACTCCATTCGCTGACGCATAAGGAGCTGAATTATGGCTAATACTGTCACAGGTCCTACCATTCAATATGACTACGACAAAAAACTAATTGTTTATTGTTCAGTTTTATCAGACGGAAGCGCAAGTAGCACAACGTTAGTCGATGTTTCAGCATTGACAACAAACAACGCAAAATCTTGCGCTCACGTTGCACTGAGTAAAATCTGGTACACAGCAGGCGGAGGAACAGATGCTCCTGCTTCCCTAGATTGGGATGCAGACACCAACGTTACTTTTTTAACGCTTTCTTATGACAACATGTTTGACTTTAGTTCTATTGGAGGGTTGATCAACACAAAAGCGACGGGATACAGTGGAGACGTTCTTTTCGTTATTCCATCAACTTCCGATGCAGGAAACGAATACACAGTTTGGTGCGAGTTCATAAAATATTATGAAGCACCTAATAATTAGAGGTAAATCATGCCAGGAATGAACGAAAGAAAAAGACACATGAGAGGCGAAACCAAAACCGCTCGCGGTGACTACGGAACTAAAGGCTATATGGGTGGCGGTAAAATTCCAGGTTACAAGTACGGCGGTGGCGTAGGTTCATACAAGAAGAAAGACCGTAGGCCTTAATCATGGCGACTTCAGGAACCACAACATTCGATCTGAGTGTTGATGAAATTATTGAAGAAGCATACGAACGTTGCGGAATCGAACTTCGTACTGGGTACGATTTAGAAACCGCACGTCGTTCGCTGAATCTTATGATTGCTGAATGGGCAAACAGAGGCCTTAATCAGTGGTTAATTGTTAAAAATAATTTTACAGTTACCGATGGAACCAATTATGTAGACCTAGGCACAGATGTTATAGACATAACATCGGCTGTCATTCAAAGAGACAACACAGATTTTCAACTTGAACGCATAAGTAGATCTGATTTCTTATATACACCAGAAAAAGCAGACAAAGCCAGACCAACTCAATTTTTCTTAGAAAGACACATAACACCTAGAATATATTTGTACCCAACACCAGAAAACTCTACAGACGTAGTTTATTATTACGCACTAACAAGGATGCAAGACGTAGGGGATTACACAAACAACATGGAAACAGTTTTTCGTTTTCTTCCGTGTATGACGGCTGGGCTGGCTTATTACATAGCAATAAAAAGAGCACCAGACAGAGTGCAACTATTAAAACAAATTTACGATGAGGAGTTTGATAGAGCAGCATTTGAGGACATTGATTCTGTAAGTTCTAAGTTTGTTCCACCTAGAGTGGTGATATAATGGCTTTTTCTGCTGGCAAATATGCTTGGGGAATTTGTGATATTTCGGGTCAAAGATACAGACTAAAAGACATGAAGACACAGTGGAATGGGCTTCGTGTTGGCTACGATCAGTTTGACACAAAACACCCACAACTAGACCCACCACATATAGCCGCAGACCCACAAGCGTTAAGAAATCCTAGACCAGACAGAACAGAACCTGTTGCAGAAGCTTTGTTAGTAAGCAATCCTTTTTTGTCTACGGCTTCTAGCGCAGTAGTAACTGTTTTTGAAGACGATCATGGAAGAACAACTAATGATAAAGTTAGGTTTAGAGGAACTGAGTCTTTTGCTGGACTCTCTTCGTCTGTTTTAGACGACCCCGACGCATATTCAATTACAGTTATAAACACAGATACATACAGTTTTGGTGTTTCTTCTGGCACAGCAACCAGCGCTATTAGAGGTGGAGGCGGTTTTGTTTCGGTAGGACCAGCACAAGCTCTTTTGCCTTTAGACCCATTTAAAACATTAACTTCTGGAGCAAACGCTCAAATTCAAGTTACAGAGTTTAAACACAACAGAACTACGGGAGACACGGTTAGGCTTCGTAACACAAAAGCTTTTGATGGCATAACAACAACTGTACTTGAAGCTTCAGATGGATATACAATAACAGTTGTAGACGATAATAATTATAAGTTTACTTCAACAGGAACAGCTACTACTGGCGACGTCAGTGGTGGAGGCTCTAAAGCAACAGCGGGACCAACAACATGAGTTTTACATACAGTGGATTAAAAACAGCGGTACAGAATTATATAGATAGTTCTGAAACCACTTTTGTAAACACTCTCGACACGTTTATACAACAAGCGGAAAACCGCATATTCAACACAATTGAATTAAATGTTTTTAGAAAAAATGTTACGGGTACGGCGGCCTCTGGAAATCAATATTTGTCTGCACCAACGGATTTTATTTCTCCTTTGAGTTTGGCTGTTTTAGACAGTGACAGTAAATACACTTATTTATTATTAAAGCACCCTAGTTTTATGCGCAACTATACAACAACAGCGGCCACCACAGGTTCACCTAAATATTACGGACAGTTCGATGATGACACATTTATTTTGGCGCCAACACCGAACGCTAATTTAACTTTTGAACTGCATTACCTATACCAACCAAATTCATTAACTGCGGCAGGGGATAGTGGTACAACTTGGGTTTCAAAAAATGCTCCCGATTTACTACTGTATGGAACGTTAGTG